TCCCATCTACAGTAGTAAATGTTTGGATACTTCGTTTTTGGAAATAGTCTTCTAAATAAGCAAGTGTATCTGATTTGTTTTCAGTATGCATTGATACATAGCCAGCCGTATCATTCGACCCATTAACGCATCCATCTCCCAAAATTATACCATACGTTCTACAATCATCTTCTGTTATATTACTGACATCTTGTTCGTATTTGGGAATTGAATATACAATCATGTCATTTTCGTCCAACTCCTTTGCTTCTACCCATTCAAATGTAGCATGTTTTTTTTCTAATCGGTTTCTGATAACAGTATAGTTTAATCCTTTTACCTGATTACGTAGAGCATATACCGGATGTTCTGGAGTAATACGCAATGGAAAGATTGAGTGTGTAGTTTTAATTTCTAACATTTCATCATTATATACGTGTTCCAATACGTCTTGTATGACTTCCGTTTCTCCAAGAGCATTATAGATTTGTGTAACGCCGGATTCACAATGTTGAATTTCCTTAGGTCCATCAGTTGTATAAATAATAGTTTCTGGATGGACGCATTGATCCACGTATTTTGCGGTGTGGTTAAATACACGTAACATCGGAACAATTCCATTAGAAGAACCATTTGTTCCACGAATATCACTACCAGAAGCACGCACATTATGAATATGGAGTCCAATACCACCAGCCCATTTTGAAATCAAAGCACAATCTTTCAATGTATTGTAAATACCTTCAATACTATCATCTTCCATAGCAATTAGATAACAAGAAGATAATTGAGGATGTGGGGTTCCGGCATTAAATAAGGTAGGAGTAGCATGTGTGAAATACTTTTGTGACATTAATTCATATGTTTCTTTAATTTTCTCTATATCATCGCCATGAATACCCATAGCAACACGCAGCCACATATGTTGTGGACGTTCTACAATTACCCCATTTACTTTCATCAAGTAAGCGCGTTCAAGCGTCTTGAATCCAAAATAATCAATTAGAAAATCTCGCGTATAGTAGCATAATGTATTTAATTCATCCTCGTATGTTCTTGCTGTAATCATCATATCATCAGTAATTAATGGTGAATGTTTCCCATGTTTATCTTTATTCATATATAATTTACTCATTGTATCAACAAACATTGACGACGTATTTTTTGAATGGTTAGCAATAATAAGTCTTGTGGCTAATGTACCATAATCAGGATGAATAGACGCCATACTCGCACATTGTTCGGCGGATAATTCGTCAATCTTAGCTGTAGAAATATTATTATACAATTGGTCGATTACCTTCATTGCTAAGGAAGTATAATTAATTTTCAAACTATGTTGAAGTGTGGGTATTTGTATATCATAAGTTTCTTGTCCGATTGTCTTAATACGCTTTAAAATTTTATCAAATGATACGATTTCGGTCTTACCTGAACGCTTTGTAACATACATTTCATCATCGAAATCTTGTATAGACGACATTTGTATATATTATTCATATACAAATGTCTATATCGTTTCTAACTATTATTTGGAATCCAGTTTTATTAAACAAATTTTATTCGTTGATGGAATATTTGTTATTGTATGGCTACCCGAAATATCATCTATAGTTACACTCATCTTTGGTATTCTGCGTTTTGGCGAACGATGTTCGTATCCTTCTACTTTTTCTTTTTCAATAGTATCCCATACGTCTTTTATATGATGAATTGCTTTAGAAAACCATGCTCTATTTCGTTGTATCAAAACACAAGAAATCTCATCTAAATACCAATATAGTTTATTAAAGAGTATCATATTGTCTACCTTTTCTTTCTCTTTTATTATCCATTCGTCAATTGATTCTGGATTTAATGGTATATCCAAAGGCATATAAATATATGTCGGACTGTCGTTTTCACTAAAATCATTGTTTATAAAATGTAATACTATTCCTCTATAATTCGTGTTTGTTGAATTCTTATAAAAATCCTCTTCATTATCGTATTCTTTTATACGTGTTTCTACAAAATCACATTTGTCTAAGTCGCATGTTTCCATTTGTATTTGGGTTTGTATCCAGTATTCTTCTTTGGGTATTCCAGTAATTTCACGATTTACAATATTTTTGATTTCTAACATAGTTCCATACTTTTCACTGGATGGTAATATATTAATACCGTCTGGAGAAGCACCTACATAATGATATTTTGAATGACGTATACATCCAAATTCACCTACTTTTGTCTTGTATAAATCCTCGTAAATCATTATTGTAACAGGTTCATATTTAACACCCCAGTGCATTGCGTTGGATGTACCATATGAAACATGTTCTACTGGATTAGCGTAAGCCTTGCATTTTTCATATATCAAACTATTCATTTGGGCTTGACTGCCTAATGCTTTCCATAAATTACTTGCTGACAATAGACTATTTCGGAATTCATACCATTCCGGAGTACGTTGAGCGGGTTGGGGTTGATTTTTGATATATTCAATTATGGTTGTTAGTTCTTTTTTTGAATATTTGTTTTTGTCTATAAAATCAGATGTATTTGAGATAGAACGGGGTACAATATGACTATTGTACGCTAAATATGATTCATGTTGGTCTTCTACAAAATTAACTATTTGTTGGAAATCATTGTCGTCGCATATATCTACATTTACCCATTCAATCGACAAATTAGTGCTAATACTGTCGACCATGTCTTTGTAGAATTTGGGTGATGATATTTTAAGTATGTTATCAGTATAACAGTCTTCCAATTGTTCGTATATATCTTCGATAATATCGTCTATTTCGTGTTCTTCAAATGAATCAAACAATAACATGGTTTCTTCTGTTTTACAAGATATAGATGAAGATATAGAAATTTCATCTATATCAGATTCATATAGCGAATTATTAGTAGATAAGGTGAATGTGGTATCGGTTTCTTCGCTATTGCTGCTGGTAAAGTATAGTTCTAAATCACTCTCGCTCATTTGTGTAATCTGTAATAATATAACATATTCTTTCTATACAGTTTTTACGTATTACTCTAATAGATTTTTATCAATAACCGTTTCTTTCAATATATTGCTGATTATCTTTTTTTCAAACTTTTCATCCTCTTCCTTACCATACCCCCCTAATGATGCCTTCGAATATTCAAAGAATTTATCGCATTCTGGCGTATCTAATATATCGTACTTTGGATTTTCGGCTATCCATGGATGCACTTGGGCTTTGTTCTTATTGGCTACTATACGAACTGCTTTACTTAAATGCTTTTTAGTTTCATCTTCTTTCGCCCATACATCTGAATCTTTTACATAGACCGTTTCACGTTTCAAATCCGTACAGTGTATTGGTCTTACATGGGGATGCATCTCGCGGATACGCTCTAACATGATATCGGATATCCCTCTTACATACCCTACTTCTCCTGTATTGATAAAATCATTTACAGACAATACGATTGACTGAATGAAATCATTCAGATTGATGGCGTCTTTACATGTCTCATTCAAAAATACATTCAGGTTGAACTTGTTGTTTGTTGTATTGTTGATTGTATTGTTGTTTGTCGTATTTCCTGTGTTCTTTGACAGTTCTATAATTGTATCTTGTTGGTCTGTCATTTTCTGTTGTTGATCTATCATTCTCTTATGTTGTTCTACCATCATCTCCTTGAATTCTTGGTTTTGTTTCAGTAACTCTATTACCAAGGATGAATCTACTGGGGTTGGGACTTGGACTACTTGGGTTTGGTCGGGTTCGGTTATATTTTCACTCGTACATTTCTGTTTGTGATACCATAAACTATTTCGGGCTTTATATACCTTACCACAAGAGCACTCAAATATGTCGGGCTTCTTATCAGTTCTATTTATTCTATTTATATGTTTTGCTGTCGTCAAGTGTGTATCGTAATTACTTTTCTTGCTGCTAACAAAGTCACATACTTCACAATAATATTTACATGCTTTTTTTGGCATTTTATTTGTTCTAAATAATCTATATATGGTGAACACACAATAATGCTTTATATCATTACTTTCACTAATATACTTAAAAATTATGCAAATAAAATTTTCACCATAAATTCAAAAATACTGCAATATCATCACAAACGCAATTTTAGAAACATATTAAAACAAAACTATCTCGGACATATCAAAAAAGGACATTTATAAAATGTCCATTTTTCCAAATCGTAGCCATTTCTTTTTTCTACTTTTTTAGCGTAAAACTATTTAATTTAAAATCATATTAATAATTATCGATTATAATCTTATTTTTTCGTGTAAAATCACTTAAAATAATATCGGGTGTAATGTATATATTATATGGGCGGAAATCATGGTTTTAAGGATGTAAAACGCTCCAATCATTTGACAAAATCGCAAAATTTCAATAAGCCTGGTAAGGCAGACCAACACACACGGGATAAATATTGGAATTGGGGTGGACGAGAGAAATATAAAGAATATGTCAATCAGGAGTTTGGCATTAAGTTCAAGACAAACGATACCAATTTTTATCTGGATAGTCGACAAAATTCAAATACGGACACCAGTCATATGACGGAAGAAGAAATTATAGATCTAAACACACAACTATATGAAGATTATTACAAAAACATTCCTTCAGATTGGGAAAATTTCAACGACAGAACAAGGTGGCGTGTGGAAAAAAATCGCAGCAAAGAGCGTCGTCGCGATGCGGATATGAAGATGGATAGATAATACTGATTCTTTTTACAATACAAAATTGAATTTGGTTGAGAATATAGTACATTACAAATATATACACAATGGAAAAAACTAATTTTCCTTACGATCCAGTTAATCGAATTCAAAAATTATATTACGAATATGATTTCAACGATATTCCTACGGTCTACAATAAAAATAAACTTATAAAAACCAAAACAAAATTAATTAAATATTTCCAATATTGTATGGAACATGTTAAAAACGCTCTTACTCCACAAATTGAAGAATGGGACAAACAATTTGCTGATTTAACAAAAGAATTAGATGAACTAGAATCAAAAGAAGAACAACTAAAAAAGCAAAATTTAGTCCAAGAAAAAAAGAAACTTCATAATATCACGTTAAATGTTATCAAAAGGCGGAATGATGTAAGACGTCATAATCAGTCAGTTTCTTTAGAACGTGAATTGGTTCATACCATGTGCGAAACGCTTGGTTTAAAATTGGATTATATAATTGCTCAAATACGTCGTATTCGTAAAAATTATAAAAAATGTAATCATTGTAAAAAAACTGCTATGATTACTATTTGTGATTGTAAATCGAAACATAAATTATGTTCGGAGTGTATTGATGATAAAACAGAATGTCCTGTATGTAAAGATGATTTTGGTTTGCAAAATTGTGCTATTTGTATGGAAAATAAAAATAAAAAGGATTTTGTAAATACAGGTTGTAAAAACGAACATAAAACATGTAAAGAATGTTTGGATAAAATTAAAAAAAGCAATAATATGTGCCCGTTTTGTCGTGAGGGTCTAGGACATAGACATGCTTTAATTCGGTATCAAACAGACGATATGACGCCATATAACAATTTTCAAGATTGGATGGAAACTAACGGTGTTATGGAGCGTATTTATGAACTCTCGAATGATGCGGGGTCAGCAGATGAGGTTAATATATCACCTCGTATTTTAGATGATGTCGTCATTAATAATATGAATAGTAACCCCACATTTCCTCAAAGTTCTGAAGAAGAATCTCAACGGATACTAACCAATTACCATTCCACAGTACACGAAAATCCTTTCTCTTCTCGTTACACGAGAGGAAGAGGAGGAAGAGGAGGAAGAGGAGGACGAGGAAGAATACCTACTGGAAATATTTACAGTAGGGAACAAGCAGCAGAATTAAATGATTGGACGCATTATAACGAATATCAAAATTGGATGGAAAGTATCGGTATTATTGAGCGTATTGATGAACTCCCGAATAATGGGGATACACGCGAACGAGCTATAACAGAATCGGATGCTCCACCCAATGAACAATTAGAGATACATGTTCGAGATATTGAGTTGATTACGCAACAAGCAGGATGTACTAAGGAGGAGGCTATCAATGCTTTCAAAGATAATGATATGGATATAGTCAGTGCGATTATGTACCTTACGTGAAAAAAACAATATATATATGTATAGGTAAGATAACATTATTCAACTGTAAACAGAGAAGGGATACTAAAGTGTATAAAGTTGTTCCAAATATCAGGATTTTCTCGGATTAGTCTGGGACTCATTTTAATAGATGGATTTTTTATTAGATCATACTGACTCCACTTCATGTTAGGATTATTTTTTACAATATCCCATGTAATATTTGGGTTTTGAGAAATTGTTTCCATATCCCAATCCAGGGTTGTATAACTTTGTATAATATCCCAAGTTATACAAGTATGTTGTCCAAATGCGGACATTTTTGTATGACCTTTTTCCAAATAATGCGTTTTAATTTGGGACCATGTTGTATTATTTACATTATGCTCCATTACATCAATACGAATTTGGTCGCGCAATGTGTTATCTATTGGTAATTTTACTACGTCTTCTACTGCAATGTCTGAAATACAATAAATTGTATCCCAATCCCACTGCCAATCGAGGTTAGCTAACACATGTTTGATACTGATATTAGGGTTTCTATTTACTCCCGCCAAACACCACGGTAAATCAGGGTTTTTTTTTATAATTTCCCAAGTAATACTCGGTTGACTTGATATAATATATAAAATACGCCACAATTCTATTTCAGGGTCATCTTTTAGTTGTTTTTCGATAAAACCCCATTCAAAATTTGGGTTCAAACATAAACCAGTATTATCCCAATCGATATCATTATTGGTAGCAACTATGTCTGGTGTAACACATGGATGCATTGAAATATTATACATTTCTGCCATATAGGAATATTCTTGTAGTCCGTGATATATTTGTTCCCACGTGCTGTCTGGATTTTTATATATATTTTCCCAACAGTTGTATATGCAAACATTTTGTTCGTCTTTTGGAATGATGTCTGCGAATGATTGGTAAACATCAAAATCTGATATACATATTCTATCCCATTCCCATTTACAGTCGATATTATTACGAATAATATCGACTGTAATATTGGGATTACTGCTGATTCCCTTCCAATTCCACTTTATATGAGGATTGTCTATAATATTATCCCACATAATACACGGATTACAACTCACACAATACCAATCCCAGTCCTTATTGGAATGCGTAGTAATAACATCAATTGATATCCACGGACTGCGACTCAAATTCCACCAGTTCCAATTTTCATCAGGGAAATCTAAAATCAATTGATTATATTCTTGACGAATGTTACTATTAGACATATTCACTTCTTGTTAACATACATCATATTGAATAATAAATATTCAATTTTATAATTAAAAAACACTATAAATATTGGTTATACTGTTATTGCGAACCACTTATTTGTTTGAATCGGAGGAAGAAGAAGAATAGATTAACCATGAGGTTAACATAACCACCGCAGCAGTTCCAATTACAATTCCCGTAGTTATAGGATATACACAAACTATTGCGCATATTGCAATACCACCACAACTTGCCGCTACACATACACCCTTCCATAATATGTTTATAATTTTGTTTAATATAATCATAAATAATATACTTACCGTTATATTTATAACTCCTTCGCGTGTGGTGAGAGATTTAATTTTCTTAATAATTGTATCTATAATTATATCTATATTCGATACAGGTTCGGCAGCGTCCGTGTTGTTTATATTCGGTACAGGTTCGGCAGCGTCTGTGTTGTTTATATTCGGCGCGGTGTTACCGTCGTTGACCGTTACCGAACATTTCTTCTTAAAAGATTCTGCGATTTCTTTAAATTCAACATTCTCCTCCAGTTTCTTTTTTATGTCCGGTTCATTCATAATAAGAATCAATAATCGCGACATATAACCTCCTAATTCGTCTGAATTATCTACTCGAACGTTCACATTATCTAATCGAACATTCACATTATCTAATTGAACGTTCATATTATTTAGATGATTCCTCACGGTATTCGACGGCATATTTAAATATTTTATTGCACTATTAGTTTATATATTTTAATATCAATTTTTTACGAGTTATATTATCACCTAGCAATGAATAATATTATCTATCATATGACCTACAAATGAGGTTATATGTTCTACGTAATCCAAACTGGGGTGGTGATCAATCTCATTGGGGAGATCAATCTCATGGGAATGGGCTACAACGTCTGTCATATAATCGACATCAATTACATCATCCATATCAGCATCGGCATCGGCATCGGCATCGGCATCAGCATCGGCA